CAGGGGGTTTTGGGCGGTATTGCGCCAGGAATAACAGGAACACTTCTTGAAGGGCTTGGAATAAAAAGTGGTGGTTCGGGAGGCGGGGGGCTTGGCGATCTTCTAAGTGGTGCTTCCAAATGCCGACACCTTGGGCGGTTCTTTCCAGATAACCAGTTATCAGCGCGATGGAAATTATGACGATGCGGAAATGTTTTCGCTAACCCTGGAAAGTTCAGGAACGCTAACTTATACCGCAGCTTAATTTAATATCGAAAATAAAAGGGGCTTAAAATGGGTGCATTGGCGCAAGGTTTATTAACTGAAGGTTCGGGTGATACAACCGCTTACACAGCGGTTTCGGCTTCAGATACCTTTATTAACACCCCAGGAATGACTATCTTGGCGGTTGATAATCAATCTGGCGGCAACTGCACAGTTGGTGCAGCGGCGCAAGTTGCCAGCACCACCAAACAGGGTTTTGGCAATCTAACCAAAGGGAATGTTTCGGTTGTATGCCCCACAGGGCAAACCACTATTATTGGCACTTTTTCACAGGCTTATAACAACAGTTCGGGACAAGTCACCGTGACTTTTAGCGCAACTTCCAGCGTAAAAGCCAGAGCCTTTACAATTCCAAATCCAGCAACTATAACTTAAAATCTAATCCAACTTAAACAGGGAAAAAACATCATGGCTTTAAAAGTAACGCCACGCGATATAACAATTGTTATCGGTGAAAATGAATATCTTCTTTCGCCAACCTTCCAATCAATTCTTGATGTTGAAGCGAAAAGCGGCAAAGGAATCACAGAGATTCTAAGAAATATTTCGGAGTCCTCTTTTGCCTTTTCCGATATTGTAACAATTGTTTGGGCGGGAATTAGGGCTAACGCCAAAGCGAATAAAACTAATTTGAAAGATATACCTACATGGGATGCGTTGGCGGAAGCTATTGCTGCACATGGTTATATCAAGTTAGTTGAGCCGCTAACTGGATTTATGAATTTCATAATCAACGGCAGCCAGGAGCTTGAATTGGAAAAGCCTAAAGACGAAACAGGCGAAGGAAGCACCGAAAAAAACGCATAGAAGGCGGCTGGCTTTTCGGGTTTGCCGAAATTGCGCTTGGTTGTTTTGGTTGGCCGCCTGATGTTTTTTGGAATAGCACGATGTGGGAATTTGTGGCTTGCATGGAAGGCTTCAAGAAACGCCACGGTATTAAATCAAACAAAAACCCCAAAGCTAAATTTTCTAGGGAAGAAGCCCAAGAACTGTTACAATTTGCCCAGGAAGAACTTGCAAGAGATAAAGCAAGGGATGAAAAGCTGAAGGGGCAAAATGGCGGAAACTAGCCAACATATTGTTAAAATATCGGCTGATTTAAGCCAGCTTAAAAATGCCTTCAAAAGCATAGAAAGCCAGGTTAAGGGGCTTGATAGCAATCTAAAAGCAATGCTTGGTACAACCCTAACAGGTTACTTTGTAACCAATGCAGTTAGGAATCTTGCTCAAGTAGCTTCAAAATTTCAAGGAATAGAGCTTTCCTTAAAAGCAATGACGGGCAGCGCAACCGCCGCAGGGCGGGAAATGAACTTTCCAGGGTTAGCGAAAACATTTCCGCATCGTCATAATTTCCATCGCGCTGATAACTGGTTATCTGGAAAGAACCGCCCAAGGTGTCGGCATTTGGAAGCACCAAATTATAAGTTCCAATGGTGTTTGACATTGCATCACTGCGAACTGATTCTTCAACTGCTGAATCAGTGAAAACACCTGAAACGGAAATCTGCGCTGAACGAATCCCACCATTATCAAGAAGGGTTCGCCAAGGTGCATTATCCTTTGTGGTAACATCAACCGGATTGTTGTTGAAACTCATCGAAGTAGTGCGAACCCCTGCAATGGTGGTTGTGCCTTTCTTCAACGCTAAATCTCTGCCTTTACCTGCTGCCATGTTTTTAAACTCCTTTAGGGTTTATAATTAAGATTCTAGCTTAAATACTCTAATTTTCGTAGAAATATTTTCAGCCTTTTCATAAGCGGCCTTAATCTGTTGAAGCCGAATATCATCATAACCCACCAGATAAGCGGTTTGATAATCATGCATCAATGAAAGTTCGATTGGTAAGGCATCCGATCCAATTACATATTTTGCCGCCTGTTCTTTATCCAATCTCCAAAAGGTATCTTGTGCAAGATCAAAAGCCCGCTGATTGCTGAAGGCCATTGTGATAAAGTTTTTGAATTTCCGGAATGAACCGTTCAGGGTGATATAAGGCTTATCGTTGAGATATTCGAGAGTTTCAGAATCCAACATTCCAGCGTTTGCAACGAAATAAACAACGGAATCTTCAGCAACTTCCGCTTGAACCGTTTCTGGTTTTTCTTTTTTAGCCATTGCCTTAACTCTCCCTTGTTAAAATTCTAAATCTAACAACCCCATGAGGGTAAAAACCTGTATCATCTTCTTCATCAATGGTTATATCAGAAAATTCAAAGTTGCACAAAACTATTTGAAAACCCGTGGCGGTAAGGCTTGATTCCTGGCGGTCTAATGCTTCAACAACCGCCTTCATGATTGTTTCTGTGGTTTTCCTTCCCCTGCCCTTATCAAAGATATGAATGGTGCAGGTTAAATCCTGGCCTGTTTTTGTTTTATCGCCATCCATTACGGCGGTAAATTCTCCAATCACAATATATGGAAAACTCGCATCCTGTTTAACATAATCAAAAACAGAACTTGCGCCATCTGCAAGGGGGGTGGTTACGGCTGAAACGGCAACCAACCGATCATATATTGCCTTATGAACCGCCAAAACCGAATATGCCATTTACTTGCCCTTTACTTTTATTGCCCGTTTCATGCCTTCGGAAATTCTGGCTTCGATATGTTTCCGTTTCTTTTCCAGTGCAGGGAATAACCAGGGGCGGGCTTTGATTTTTGCCGTTCCATATTCAAGAAACTTTCCGTATTTTACTTTTGTAATATCGTGAATTCCAACGGTTGCGGTTAGCCCGCTTAATTTATGATTGATTGAATTAATAAGCCTTCCGGTGTCAACCGCTGGTGCTTCGCCTGGTGCTGAGGCTCTATGGTATTTTGATGCGGTAATCTTCCCGTTCTTACTTCGCTTTAATGCCCCTCGCCTGTAGGTTTTACCCCCCTTGCTTTTCCGCATCGAATCTTTCGCTTCATTTTGAATAAGCAAAGCACTGGCGGCAACAGCCTTTTTTGTTTCGCTTAAAATCTGCTTTTCCATTGCTGGAAAGAGTTTAATCAACGTATCAAGCCCTTCGATCCTAACCCCCTGCACCATATCAAGTTGCCTTTCCTTCTTCCCCGATAATATCAAGGGTTATGTTGGCTTCTTCGCGGTTTATGATTGAAACAATGTTGAAATATCGGCTTCCGAATTTCACCCGCATTTTCGGGGTGATTCCCGCAAAGTATCGCATGGAAATCTTGTGAAGGGTTCTGGTTTCGTTTTGCATTGAAACCCTGTTTTCCCAATTCTTATAAGGCTTCATTGAAACCCAAGCGTTTGTATATTCTGCCCAAGTTGTTGTGAATCCCCCGTAACTGTCGCTTGCTTCGGTAGGTGTTTCAATAACAATATGGTGGCGAAGTTCATTCGGGCTTAGAACCAGGCAATCCTTTTTTGTTGCACATCCCATTATCTGTAAACCATCTGTTCAAGTGTTCTATAAGGCTTTAGCATCACCTTTATTGAATCTGGAATATCAGGGCAATCGCGGTTGTTGTAAAGGGCTGAAACCATCGAACGAACCCCCGCCTGAATCCCTGGGGGAATATCCTTCGGGGCAACGCCAAAACCAGCCTTATAAATTATTTCGATGGCGTTCCTATTGCGTAAATCTGAAGGCCATGAACCCGTTTGTTTTAGGCAAAGCCTTGAACCCGCTGAATCAAGGAAGTAATTGGTTGAAGCCAAGGTTGCTGAAGTATCGGTTGTATCGTAATAGGTAAAACTTGTTATGGAAATGATTGGTGAAAGCGGAAGGTTGATATAATCGGCTTCCTGGTAAATATCGGTTATTGCCCTTTCCTGAACACCATCAAACCATTCATCTGAACTTTTGGAAAACGGGATTCGGTCAAGTGTAAGTTTCAGGCTTTTAGTTATCAGGGATTTTCTAAGGTAAGTTTCAACCATATCGGTTGCTTGCCTGATTAAATCAACAATCAGATTATCTTCAAGATCGTTTGTTATGCGAAGGTAATTCTTTGCGCCATCAATGGTGATTGGCAAGCCTTCGGAAGCGGTTACAACAGTTGTTGAATATCTCATTATTCTTTCTCACTCACAGTTATAACAATGGGTTGTTCGTGTATTCTTCCGCCTGAAGTGGTGATTCGATTGGTTGCGGTGTATGTTGTTCCATCTGTTCCGCCCGAAAGCCAAACTGTTGCGCTGGCGGTATCGTTTGAAGTGGTTTCAACTGTAATTCCAGCTTCAACTGTCCAAGCACTTGAGGAAACCGAATCCGCATCGGGTTCAAGAACTTGTTCCCAATTAATCCTATAATCCAGCTTTTCTGCGGGGTCTTTGGTGAATGTTGTTGAACCTGAAGCCATGTTTTAAATAACCCTTTTAAGGTGAATATACCCGATTTTGTTCCGCCATGCTAATAATCTGTTCTTCCAATTCAACAACCAGGGTTCGGGTTTGCGCTGGAACATTCAATTCCCTTGTGCTTACCTGAACAACAAGGGTTCGGGTTTGCTTACTAACAACAAAGGTTCTTGATGGGCTTATTTCACCTTGGGTAACTGTATAACTTCCAACCGCTTCCGCTGTTGCAGAACCACTGGAACTTCCGGCTGCGGTGCTTGATGAAGCACCTGTTGCGGTTGCGGTGCTGCTGCCAAATGAAGAACCTGAACTTGCTGCGGTGCTTCTTCCGGTGGCTGCGGCTGTAGCTATTCCCGCCGCTGAAGCTATTGCCCTGAAGTTTGAAGCACCTACTGCCGCCGCCGAACCCGTTCCGGTTGATGTTCCGGCTGCTGGTGTACTTGCTGAACCCACCGCCGCCGCTGTTGCTATTCCTGAAGAAGAACCAACCGCCCTTGCTTGGCTTGTTCCGGTAGCTTGTGCAGTTGCAACACCAGATGAAGAACCAGTTGATTGAACGGTTGCCGCGCCAGTTGCGCTGGCGGTGCTTGTTCCTGAAGCTGAACCAACGGCATTTGAACTTGCATCACTGGTTGCTGCGGCGGTTGATGATCCGGCTGAACTTGCAACTGCCCTGGCTTCTGATTTTCCAACAACTGAAGTTGAAGCAACGCCAGATGAAGAAGCTGTGGTGGTGGCTGTACTTCTTCCAACGGCTGCTGCGGTGCTTGTTCCAGATGAAGAACCGGATGCAACTACTGCGGCGCGGCCTGTAGCTGTTACGGTGGCAACACCGGAAGAAGAACCCGCTCCCCTTGTTTGGGATGAACCAACTGCGGCGGCTGTAGCTGCCCCCGATGATGATCCGGCGGTTTCCTTTAAAGCTGCTGTAACACCCGAAGCGGTTGCAATGCCGGATGATGAGGCGGTTGTTCTGGCTTGGCTTGAACCCGTGGCACTGGCACTTGAAGTGCCGCTTGAAGAACCAGTGGCGCGATATTCCGTAACCCCCACCCCTGCGGCTGTAGCTACACCAGAGGCGGAAGCTGTGGAAGCGGCGGTTGATCTTCCAACACCTGAAGCCGTTCCTGTTCCCGCTGAACTTCCTATTCCTTCAGTATGCGCCGAACCATTACCTGAAACAGTTGAAGCACCCGAAGCCGTTCCCGCTGCGGCTGCTGTCGATCTTCCTGTTGCGGCTGCTGTTGCCGAACCCGCCGAACTTGCAATGGCTGCAATAGCTGCAACCCCTGTTGCGGCAACTGTAGCAACCCCCGCCGATGTTCCAACCGCCCTGAACTGCGAAGCCCCCACCGCCGAACAAGTTGCTGCACCTGCTGAAGAACCCGCTGCTGTAGCTTGTGAAGAACCAACGGCTGCTGCGGTGCTTGTTCCAGATGAAGAACCAACCGCTTCAACCGATCCTGATGAACCTGCGCCAACCGCCCCAAACCAAATAAAAGACATTAAGTTGCCTTTCTTATGCTTGCTTCAATTGTCCTATCTGAACCCGCGATCTTTTTTAAAGTCATATCCCACCCATTGATTAAAGGAAGGATTGGCGAAAACCATAAATGGCTTTGAACATCGGTGAACCTTTGGCTGAAAACTTCGCGCTGTGTTCCACCAGTGCCTTCAACCTTTTCTAAAATGCGAACTTCAAATTCATCACCCTTTGCCATCGCACTTAAATCAAGCCATAACTGGTAAAAACCATCTGTGGTTTGCGCCTGGATTGAACTTGATCCGCCGGTAATTGAAAGTTCTGTGGTGCTTGTGCTTGTGTTGTAGGTGTAGGCTTCAGTTATTGCGCTGCCAGTAACCGCCCGAACAGAAGCATCCCAATTTCGATCCGTTCCGGCAACTTTTTTAAGTGTGAAATCAAAGCCATTGATAAGCATCAACCCAGGGAACGCGATATTTGTGCTTTGTGCGTGTGCAAGTGAAGCGGTCAAGGCTTGCCGCTTTGTTCCGCCGCTTCTGACTTTCTCATAAACGCGAAAATCGAACTGATCCCCTTTCGCCATTGCCGCGCCAACGGGATCAAGCCAGGGGTAATAAATTCCTGCTGTTGTAGCGGCCTGAAGTGAAGTTGTTCCTGAAATTATAGAAAGTTCAGATGTTCCAACACTTACACCATCTAATTCATAAGGTTCTGAAATCGCCATAATAT